CTCGAAGGTCGCGGAAGCCGCCGGCTACGTGGCCGGGGAGGGCGTTCCCGTCCTGAAGAAGGGCCGGGTCTGGGTGCACGTCGAAGACGTGGCCTCGGTCGCCTTGGGCGGCCTGGTCTACGTGCGCCGTGTCGCGGGCGCGGGCGAGAAGCTGGGCGCCATCCGAGCGGTCGACGACAGCACGGACACCGACGTCCTGCCGTACCAGCAATGCCACTTCACCGGCCAGAAGATCACGGCTCTCGGGTTGGCGATCATCGAGCTGGACCTCTAAGCGGAACCCTAGGTTACCAAGGAGAATACCGTGGACTACCTGCAACTGATCCTCAACCAGATGGGCCTCCGCCTCGATGCGAAGTACACTGCGGCCTTGGACCTCCAGCTGGAGCACGTCCGCAGCCGGACCTATGACATCCAGTACCCGGAACTCAAGGCTCGACGGCTTATCCCCGTCGACACCTCGGTGGATCCGGGAGCTGAAACCGTGGCCTACTACCAGTGGGACAGCTACGGGATCGCGGAGATCGTCACGAACTTCGCCGGGGACCTGTCGCTGGTTGACGCCAAGGCCGAGAAGTTCACCTCGCCGGTGCACAGCATCGGCAAGGCCTACCAGTACAGCGTCCAGGATCTCCGCAGGGCCGCCATGGCAGGGAACGAGCTGGATCAGCGGCGTGCGCGCGCCGCTCGCAGGGCCATTGAGCTGGAGATCGACGAGATCGCTTCAGTTGGCGATGCGAAGGCCAAGCTCTCCGGGTTGTTCAACCACCTGAACATCCCCGTAAGTGCGGCTACTTCTGACGGCACGAGCACCCGGTGGGTAGGTGGACGTACGACTCCGAAGGCCCCAGAGCTCGTCAAGAAGGACATGAATGACGCGGTCACCGCGATCCGCGTTGCCACCTTGGAGACGCAGTCGCCGGACACCATCATCCTCCCGACGACCGAGTTCAGCTACATCAATGACACGTCCATCAACAACGTGTTGGACAACACCATCCTCCAGTCCTTCCTCAAGAACAGTTCTTGGGTGAAGAACGTGGAGAGCTGGCACAAGCTCAATACCGCGGACGCAACCGGCACCGGACCGCGCATGTTGGTCTACAAGAGGGATCCTGAGGTTCTGGAGCTGGTCATCCCGCAGGACTTTGAGCAGTTCCCGCCGCAGGCGCGGAACCTGTCCTTCGTGGTCCCCTGCCACGCGCGCATCGGCGGCGTGGTGGTGTACTACCCGTTGGCTTTGAGGTACATGGACGGGATCTGACGCCCGTAAGCAACATCCTCCGGGGACCACGTCTACGGGCGGGCGTGGCCCCTTAACCACCCGCGACCCGTGAGGTTTCCATGAAAATCCGGATCTACAACAAGACCGCGCGGCTTTTGACTGTCGAGGGTTTGAATATCGCCCCCCCGATGAGGAACGCGCCCAACCATACTGAGTACGACATCCCTGAGGCGCAAGTTCAGAGAATCCTGGACAACGAGCAGTTCAAGAGCTGGCAGAAGCTGGCGTGGGTGAGCGTGAAGCAGGAGAAGATCGAGGGCGCGCCCGTCGAGTCCGAGAAGGATCTCTCCGGCGCCTTGGACGATCTGAACATACAGGATGCCGTCGAGATGATCACAGCCTGCGCGGACGCAGAGCTGCTCCTCATCTGGCACGATCGCGACAAACGCAAGGGCGTGAAGCAGGCCATCGAGGATCGCGTTGCTGAGCTAGAGAAGCCGGCGGACGCGCGCGAAGACACCAAGGGGTAGCCCTTGGTCACTAGCGCCACCTTCCTCATCCGGTTTCCGGAGTTCTCCCAGGCACCCGCGACATTGATCGCGGCATCTTTGGTTGACGCCGAACTCATGGTGGACCGGGACGTCTATGGCGCCAAGGCCGACATGGCCGTAGGGTTCTACGCGGCGCACCTAATCGCCACGAACCCGCTCGGGGAGATGGCGCGGCTCGATAAGAAGAGCGACCGCACGACCTACCTCGTGCACTTCGAACGGGTCCGGCGCAGCATCGGCGCGGGCTTCCGTGTCATATGAGCGTTCGGTTCACCGACAAGGATCACGGCTGGGAGGAGATCCGCAAGGAGATCGCCGCAGCCAAAGGGGGTCCGCACGTCGTGGTCGGCGTGTTCGGCGAGAAGGCCAAAAATGGACCCCCTGTTGAGGCGAAGATCCTTCGTGATCGTGCTTGGAACATCGCCGTGGCCACCGCGCATGAGTTCGGTCTGGACATTCAGCACCCTGGTGGCACGGCCTATGTGCCCGGTGGGCGCTTTGTGAGCAACGCCAACGCGACGCCGGACATGCCGCGCACGGCGGCGCACGTCATCCCGATCCCGCGGCGCAGCTTCATCGCGGACACGGTGGACGCCAACGCCAAAAAGATCACGGCGCTGTGCAAGAACATGGCCGCAGCGGTACTCGCGCGCACGATGACCATGGAGAAGGCGCTCGGGACGGTGGGCGTCTACGTCCAGGGTTTGATCCGCGGGCGCATGAACTCGGGGATCCCGCCGCCACTCAAGGCCTCAACGAGCGCGCGCAAGGGGTCCTCGGTGCCCCTCATCGACACGGGGCAGCTGCGGGCCAGCATCGATTTCGAGGTCCGCCGGGTATGAACATCGAGACCTACAAGACCGCGCTCCAGGCGTGGGTCACGGCACAGACGGGCCTCCCCGTGCAGGACCGCGACTCCGCCGGGGGTTGGCAGGGCAAAGCCTTCGCGCGGTTGCACCTCCATGGGGGCGGGGGTGTCGGCGTGGACTGGCTCGCTTGGGCGCAGGACGAAGACGAGGCGCCCGGGGAGGACTTTATCCCCACGGTGCAGGGGTGCCGCGCTCTCACCCTTTCCGTTCTCGTGCGCTCGCGCGACCACGGGCACACGGCCGGGGAGTATCTGGACAGGCTTCGCACATCTTTGCAGAAGCCTTCCGTGAAGGCCGCGTTCCAGGCCGTGGGGTTGGCCTTCTCGACAGCGGAGAACGCCGTCGACCTGGACGGCTGGGACAATGACCGCACGGAGAGCGTCGCTTCTCTGGACGTTCACCTGAATGCTGTGGTAAACGAGAGAGACGCCGAGGAGGCGGATAGCTTCGTGAACGCTCTGGTCTACGCACTGTTGTCCGTCACGGCCGCGAGTTCCGCGACCTACACCGTTACGATCAACGGCACGGCCTACACCTACACCAGCGACACCGACGCCACGGCCGCGGAGATCCGCGACGGGCTCAAGGCGCTCATCGAGGCGTCCGAGGACGTGCTCTCGTGCGCCGCAGACGGTACCGGGCTGATCGTCACCTTCGCGGAGCGTACGGACGTTCACGTCTCCGCCGCGGGCGCGGGTGCGGCGTTGACCTTGACTTACAGGGATGGGCCTGTCCCCACCTGGGATCCTTCAGGAGATTGACATGGGCTTGGACTCCATTGTTTCCGTCGACATCACCACGCAGACGACCAGCCCCTCGCGCAAGGGCTTCGGCTCGCCGCTCCTCGTGAGCTATTTCCCGACGTCGCTGTTCGCGGATCGCACGCGCCTCTACACGTCCCTCTCCGGCATGCTCGCCGACGGCTTCCTCGCCACGGACGCGGCCTACCTCATGGCCGTGGCCCTCAAGGCGCAGAACCCGAGCGTCAAGAGCTGGAAGGTCGGCCGGCGCGCGGGCGCGGCCGTGCAGACCCTGCGGCTCACCCCGACGATCACCACAGAGGGCGAGATCCTCCGCGTGACCATCGAGGGCACCGAGATCGCCTACACTATCCCTGCGGCTGCGACCGTGAACAGCATCGCCACGGCGATGACGGCGCCCATCGCGGCAGTGACGGGCGTCACGGCGGCGGACGGCGGCGGCTACGTGACCATCACCCCGAAGAACGTGGCCAGCTGCGTGGTCACGGCGACGGCCGCTTCGTCGAAGACTTTCACCATCACTCTCGACGGCGTGGCGTTCCCCTACGCCAGTGACACCAACGCCACGGCCACCGAGATCCGCGACGGGCTTCAGGCCTTGATCATCGCGGGCGGGTACGCCGCGGCTGAGTGTGTTGACGCCTCGACGGACGGCTTGACCTTCACGTTCGCGAGCCACGCGGGCGCCGACGTTCGCGTGAGTTACGACGGCGGCTCTTTGGTGATCAGCGCAGCGGTCCTCGCGAACCGCCTCCTCAGCGTGGGCGGCGTCTCCGCCGGCTTGACGGTCAAGGACAACACCCCCGACCCGGCCACCGGCATCGCCACGGACCTCGCCGCGATCCTCGCCGAAGACAACGACTGGTACGGCCTGGGCATCGACAGTGAGTCAGAGGCGCAAGTCGCGGCGGCGGCTGCGTGGGCCGAGACCGTGAAGACGTTGTTCATCCCCTCGACCATCGACACCGAGGTCAAGACCTCCGCGACCACCGACCTCGGCAGCGACATCAAGGCCGCGGGTTACGCGCGCACGGGCATCATTCAGGCGGAGTACAACAGCCAGTACGCCGGTCTTCGGTGGCTCGGCAAGATGCAGCCCAAAGACCCCGGCTCCGCAACGTTCGCCTACAAGCAGCTAGCCGGTAACACCGTCTCGGTGTTGAGCGCGGCGCAGGAGGGGTACCTCGCCGGCAAGAACGTCAACTACTACTCCGTCGAAGGTGGCGTCTCCGTGACCCACGGCGGCAAGAGCGCCAGTGGGGAGTTCCTCGACATCACGTTCGGCGTGGACTGGTTCACGGCGCGGCTCCAAGAGCGCATCTGGTTCTTGCTCGTGAACAACGACAAGATCGCCTACGACGTGGCCGGCGAGCTCTTCCGGGCGCAGATCCTGGCCCAGCTCGAAGAGGGCCGCAAGAAGGGCGTCATCGCCCCGGACACCGCGGACACCCCGTGGGTCGTCAACGTCCCAACCGTGGGCGAGCTCTCGGCGGCTGAGAAGGCCGCGCGGACCTACCCCGGAATCGAGTTCTCGGCGTTCCTTGCGGGCGCCGTCCACACCCTGGAGATCCAGGGCACGCTGAGCGCGTAAAGGAGCAACATGAGTCAGGGCGACCTCCGTGTTTATGACCCCGATCAGGTGAGCGCCAGCATCGCCGGGATCCCGCTGAGCGGCTTCGCCGACGGGGAGTTCATCACCATCGAGAGCGAGTCTCCGACGTTCGACGACGTGTGCGGCACGGATGGCGAAGTGACACGCTCGAAGAGCAACGACGGCCGCGCGACGATCACCGTGAAGCTCATGCAGAGCTCCCCGGTCAACGACCTCCTCTCGGTCCTGCACAACCTGGACAAGAACACCCCCGGCGGCGTCGGCGTGGGCCCGTTCATGCTCAGGGACAAGCAGGGCACGACCTTGGAGCTGGCCGAGAAGGCCTGGATCCAGAAGCCCCCGGACAAGTCCTGGGACCGCACCGCGAAGGAGCGCTCTTGGGTGATCCGCTGCGCCAACCTGATCAGCCACACAGGCGGGAACTAAATGCTTTCCAGCGAGAAGACCGTCATCAACGGCAATGGCTACGAGGTGCGGCAGCTGCCGTACAAGCTCGGGCACCGCCTGCTCCTGCGGCTCTACAAAGTCCTCGGGCCCACCGTGGCGCGGGGTATCGCCAGCGCGCCGAACCTCGGCAACCTCGCCGACTTCCAGGTCGAGCGTTTGGCGCCGATGCTCGCGGGGGCCATCGAGACCCTGGCGGGCGTTCTGTCCGAGGAGGACTTTGACTTCGTGGTCGACACCTTGGCGGAATACACCCTCCTGTCCAAGGGCGACGACAAGTGGGTGCCCTTGAAGCAGGAGATGGAGTTCCACTTCGCGGGGAACTACCCCGAACTATTCAAGTGGCTGGGCTTCGCCTTGAAGGTGAACTTCAGCGGTTTTTTCGGCGAGCGGGGCTTCGGCGACCTGGTGGCCAGGCTCCAGACCAGAGCGTCCAAGTCCCGGAGCACATCGACTGGAACGTCCACAGGATCGCCAGCTCCCAGCGCTACAGCTCCGGCCTGAAGGAGATCGAATGGTCCTGGTCCCTCGATGACGTGTGGGACGCAAACCAGGTCCTAGACCTTTGGGACCTGGCGGAGAAGAAGGCCTCAGAAGGGCTC